GAAATTGACGACTTAAAATTCTTTACTAACAAACTCTTGCGTGGATTGCGTATTCCAAGTAGCTATTTGCCAACTGGTCCTGATGATACTGCTGTACAATTTACAGATGGTCGTATGGGTACGGCACTAATACAAGAATTCCGTTTCAATCGCTATTGCCGTAGATTACAAGGTTTAGTTGCTCCATATCTAGATAAAGAATTTAAAGTATTCTTAAAACAGCGTGGAGTCAACATTGACAGTTCAAGTTTTGACATTGACATGCTTGAGCCTCAAAACTTCAGTGGCTATAGAGAAATCGAAATCAACAATGCTCGTGCCGCAGTATTCACACAGCTGGCAGAAATTCCGTACTTGGCACATCGTTTCAAGTTACAGAAGTTCTTGGGTTTAACTGATGATGAAATCTTAGAAAACGAACAAGCCTGGAGAGAAGAAAATTCTGGAGAAGGTTCCCCAGATACTGAAAGTGCTGATTTTAGCGCAACTGGATTAAAAGGTCCTTCAGAAGGCGATTTAGATTTGTCAGGTGGAATAGGCGACTTGGGTGCCGCACCAGAAGATGGAGCCGCTCCAGAAGCCGCAGATGCAGGTGCACCAGCAAGTCCAACCCCAGCCGCTCCTCCAGCTTAATAGCCCAATTAGGATAAGTAGAGCTATGAGATTTAATGACATTATCAACGCTGAAGAAGAAATCGAAAAAGAAATTGACCCAGAAGTTGCTTTCTTTGGAGACCTACGAAGAAAGCGTCTAACCTTAGAACACATAAACAAACAAAGACTAAAGTTTGTCAAAACAATGTATGCAAGACCCCCAGCAACATAAGAGAATCCGCCAATAATAAGGCGGATTTTTACATTTATCATCGTAACATAACTGTCAAAAACTCCGTTTTTTCTACCATATCCTTTAGTTTTAGCTGTGCCTTCTGTAAGTAGTTATTGGTAAAACACACTCTTAATGTAGTGTGTCCCCCTTAGCGCAAGGAGACATATAAATGAGCAAAACAGTTCTCGAACAAGCATTGGATCACCTTCTTAATAAAGAAGAGGATAAAGCCTCTGCATTGTTACATGATTACTATGTTGGAATCGGCCGTCAAGTCTATGAAGATATTATGGCAGATGACATCAACTTCGAAGACGAAGATTTAAACGCTATTTCCGATTCAATCGATGAAGTAGACGCAGATTTAACTGAAGAAGGCGACGAAGAAGTTGCACCAGAAATGGGTGACGAAGAAGCCGCAACAGCCGATTTAGGTGCTGATATGGATGCTTCTGCACCTGTTGATGCAGATGCAGGCGATGTTGCAGATGCAATGATGGATGTTGAGTCCGCATTAGCAAAATTAAAAGCAGAATTTGAGCAAATGGTTGGTGGCGAAGAAGAAGCTCCTGTAGATGATACAGCAGTTGCTCCAGCCGAAGAACCAATGCCAGAAAGCATTGAAGAATCAGCAGAATTAACCAAAGTTGCTTCCCCAGACAACAGCGACAAAGCCGACGAAAAGCGCAGTCCAGTAGCAGGCAAGAACCCAATGGGTGCTCGTCCAGCTGTTAAGATTGGTGCTGGATCAGCTGAAGGTACAGCTAGCGGTACATCACCAGCCAGTGCTCCAAAAGCACAAGACATGGGTGGTACTACTAAGCCAGCTCTTAGCAAAGTTTCAACAAGAGGTTAATACATCATGTACCTACAGCCACTACGCGAACATTTAACTTTTGATCAGGCATCTATGGTTGTCGAATCAAAAGACTCGGCCAGTGGCGGTAAGGATCTCTACATGAAAGGCATTTTCATCCAGGGTGGAGTACGCAATCACAATTCGCGTGTTTATCCTGTAAACGAAATTGCCAACGCTGTAGAGAGCATTCGAAAACGACTAGATAGTGGTTTCTCTGTTCTAGGAGAAGCAGACCACCCAGATGATCTACAAGTAAACATTGACCGAGTAAGTCACATGGTTACTGAGATGTGGATGGATGGTCCTAATGGATACGGTAAGCTAAAACTTATCCCGACTCCAATGGGTAACATTATCAAAACATTACTTGAAAGTGGTGTTAAGTTAGGTGTCAGCAGTCGCGGTTCAGGAAATGTCCAGGAATCTGGTAATGTTTCCGAGTTTGAAATCGTAACAGTTGATGTTGTGGCACAACCAAGTGCCCCAGAAGCCTACCCTACAGCAATTTATGAAAGAGTAATGGGCAGTCGTCGTCGTGCCGCTCTAATGGATGTGGCCTACGCGGTGAACCACGATCGGTCCGCACAAAAACATCTTGAAAATGAAGTTTCAAAATTCATTTCAAGTTTAAGAAAAGTCTGAGGAGATTACTATAATGAGTCAATTTACAGAAATGCTCGGTTCAGTAGTTTTGTCCGAAGAGGTGCGCGATAATATCAACACCGCTTGGGATAAACATTTAGCCGAAAGCCGTGAAAACATCACGGCAGAATTGCGTGAAGAATTTGCTACACGCTACGACCACGATAAAGGTCAACTTATCGAAGCAATGGATAAGTTAATGCAAGACACTATCAGTGCCGGTGCAACAGAATTAAAAACATTGCGTGAAGAAGCAGTAGCACAGCGTACAAAGTACGCCGCTAAGATCAAAGAAGATACAGCTTTGTTACAAAAGCTAGTTGTTGAAACTTTAACAAAAGAAATCAGCGAACTTCGTTCAGATCGTACAGCTTCTAAAGTAGCAATTGGTCAACTTGAAGAATTTGCATTACGCAAGTTAACAGGTGAACTAAGTGAACTACATGAAGATCACAAAAAACTAGTAGAAGCTCGTGTTAAACTAGTTGCAGAAGGTCGTAAAGCAATTAACGAAACTAAAGCAACTTTTGTAAAGAAAGCAAGCGAAAAGGTCAACGCCTTGGTTGCTGAATCTTTCAAGAAAGAAATGACACAGTTAAAAACAGATATCCGCGAAGCAAAAGAAAACAACTTTGGTCGTAAGATCATGGAAGCTTTTGCCGCAGAATTTATGGCAAGTAAGTTTGCAGACGGTACAGCCGTTAGCCAACTAAACAAATCAATCATCGAAATCCAAGGTCAATTAAAAGAGGCTAATACAAAACTACAACAAAAAGAAGAAGTTATCAGCGAGTCGCTTCGTCGTCAGCGCATTGCGGAAGATCAAGCACAGCGAGTTCGCGTCATGCAGGATTTATGCTCACCATTGTCTAAAGACAAGCGTGGCATCATGGAAGAGTTATTAGAAGGCACTGATACTGCTAAACTAAAAGACCAATTCCAGAAGTACCTGCCATCTGTCTTAAATGAGGAAGTTCGTCGTGAGAAGAAACAACTTGTTGAAGGACAACAATCGCAGAAGACTGTGATTACTGGCGACAAATCAGCTCAAGCTGAAGCCGCCCCAGCCGAAGCTGATGAAACTATTCAACAACTTCGTAAACTCGCTGGTATAAAGATTTAATTTAGGAGACATATTATGTCACAAGCTCTATTTGAAGCTAAAAATTGGTCAGCTACTAAAGAAGCCCTTTTAGAAGGTCTACAAGGTCAGCGTAAGACTACAATGGAAGTATGCTTAGAAAATACTAAGAAGTATTTGACAGAAACTGCATCTACTGGTGCAACTGCTTCTGGTAATGTAAGCGTATTGAACAAGGTTATTCTTCCAGTTATTCGTCGTGTAATGCCAACAACCATTGCTAACGAATTAGTTGGTGTTCAACCAATGCAAGGTCCAGTTTCTCAGATCCACACATTGCGTGTGCGTTATGCAGAAGCCGCTGCCGCAAGTTCAAACGAATCAGGCAACATCGGTAAAGCTGTTACAGCTGGCGATGAAGCACTAAGCCCATTCAGCATTGCTACTCAGTATTCTGGTAGTTCAGCTGGTAAAGGTGAAGCTACAAGTACCCTAGAAGGTGCTGGTGGTAAGAAACTAAACATCCAGATCTTGAAAGAGACTGTTGAAGCTAAATCACGCAAGTTATCAGCTCGTTGGACATTTGAAGCGGCTCAAGACGCTCAAGCCATCCACGGTGTTGATGTTGAAGCTGAAATCATGGCCGCTCTAGCACAAGAAATTACTGCTGAAATCGACCAAGAAGTTATCGGTTCATTGATCAACTTAGCTGGTTCAGCATTTGGTACATACGATCAATCAGCAGTTAGCGGTACAGCTAACTTCGTTGGTGATCAACACGCCGCTCTTGCAGTATTAGTAAACCGTGCCGCTAACGATATTGCCGCCCGTACACGCCGTGGTGCTGGTAACTACATCGTTGTTAGCCCAACAGCTTTAACAATTCTACAATCTGCTACTACTTCAGCTTTTGCTCGTACAACAGAAGGTACATTCGAAGCCCCAACAAACACAAAGTTCGTTGGTACATTAAACAGCTCAGTTCGCGTTTATGTAAACCACTATGCTGGTGACGCAAGTCCAGTATTGGTTGGTTACAAAGGTGCTAACGAGATGGATGCTCCAGCATTCTATTGCCCATACATTCCATTGATGAGCAGTGGTGTTGTTCTTGATCCAAATACATTCGAGCCAACAGTAAGCTTCATGACTCGTTACGGTTATGTAGAATTATCAAACGCAGGTTCCTCTTTAGGTAATGCGGCTGATTATGTAAACACAATCGCTATCGACGCAAGTGCATTAAGCTTCATCTAATCTCTGATTAGTTAAGTTTAAATGTTACACAGAAAAGGCCCTTCGGGGCCTTTTCTTATGAGTAAGTAAATTGTATGTTTACATCAATGCAAATACGACTAGAACGAGCAAGTCATTGCCAAAAGTGCGAGCACTATTTTCGCCCCACAAAGCAATGTAAACAATGCGGTTGCTTGGTCAACTTAAAAGTAACACTGGCCAACACTTCCTGCCCAGTGGGAAAATGGGGAGAAGTCCCTGCTAGCAACGATTTTATATCAGAAATTTCACAATCAGCATACGACTTTTTTAAACCAAAAAAATGATCCTCTGGTAAATAGTCCATAGGAGAGCTATCATGCCAAAATTAGAAGATTATGATGACAGTGGCGCATTCAATGCATTGAGCCCTAAGGTTCAAATGAATGTAGATCAACGAGTAGCCCAAGGTGGTTGGTCAAGTGCCGATGAAGCGGCTAAAACTAAAGCTGTTGCTGATGCAGCCGCACAAGTAGCAGTTCAAGGTGCTACAAACACATTAGAGACAGACGACAAGTTTGGTAATTTTATTAATAGCAAATGGCGTCCAATGATGGCGTTTATCTATATGATTACCTGTGCTACAGACTTTGTTATTTTCCCAATATTATGGAGTGTACTACAAGCACTACAAGGTGGTCAAGTAACCAGTCAGTGGAGCCCATTAACATTGCAAGGTGCAGGTTTGTACCACATTGCAATGGGTGCTGTACTAGGTTTAGCCGCATATGGTCGTAGCCAAGAAAAGATTGCAGGTAAAAGTTAATGTCAATTAATACCAATCACACACAAGAATCAATTGCACCAGAATCTGGTGTTCTAACAATTGATGCAACTGGTGCATTGGCATTACCGTCAGGTGGCCAAATTGATCGTCCATTGGGCGCGGCCGCCGGACACATTAGATTTGATCAAACCGAAACCAAGCCAGAATATTTTGATGGCAATGTGTGGGAAAATCTTGTAGCATTAAGCTATGTAGATTCACAAGATCAAAACTTGCAAAATCAAATTAACAATATTTTAAGTAATATTGATCCGGCCGCATTAGATTCGCTAACTGAAATTGTTCAGGCATTTCAGGAAGCTGATGGTGATTTTGCTGGAGCATTAAATTCGTTAACAACCAACCTAACCAATAGTTTAAATGCCGAGGCTCTAGCCAGAGCTAACGCAGATACACTATTGCAGGACAATCTTGATGCAGAAGCACAGACTCGTTTAACCAACGATGATACTTTACAAGATAATATTGATGCAGAACAAGCTCGTGCGCTTGCCGCTGAATTAGATTTACAAAATAAAATAGATAACATTATCAGTAACCTAGATCCAGCCGCACTAGATTCGCTGACTGAACTTGTTGCGGCGTTTCAAGCCGCAGATAGTGATTTAGTTACTACTATTAACAATCTGATTATTCAGAGCAGTAACGATTTAGCCGCAGAAGCTCTAGCTAGAGCCAATGCTGATACACTACTGCAATCTAATTTAGATACTGAAGCACTGACTAGATCTAATGCAGATATATTGTTACAAGATAACATTGATACAGAAGCTCTAGCTAGAGCCAATGCTGATACACTACTGCAATCTAATTTAGATACTGAAGCTCAAACTCGTTTAACCAACGATGATACCTTACAAGATAACATTGATGCAGAAGCTTTGACTAGAGCTAATGCTGATACTTTGTTACAGAGTAATTTAGATAATGAAGCGCAAACTCGTTTAACCAACGATGATACCTTACAAGATAACATTGATGCAGAAGCTTTGACTAGAGCTAATGCTGATACACTACTGCAATCTAATCTAGATACTGAAATACAAGATCGTACTAGTGCAATTAGCTCAATACAAACTTCTATAACAACAGAGTCTGACAGAGCAGTAGCCGCAGAATTGATTTTAACAAATGATTTAGCCGCTGAAATATTAAGAGCCACTGGTGTTGAATTAGATTTACAAAATGATCTAACAGCAGAAGTAGGTAGAGCTACCAGTGCAGAACAAACTTTACAAGACAACATTGATAATCTGTCACTTGATAGTCTAACTGATGTAACCATCTCCGCCCCAACTGGTGGAC